AGGTGGTCTTTATGGTGCAGGACGATTTGGTTATTCAATCAATGAGGCAACAACATCACTTCTCACAGCAACTCCAGCAACTATAGATGCTGGTAACTGTGCAACTGGTTCTGTAACACACAATACACCATCTGTATATCAATTTGACACAGAATTCAAAGATTCTTATTCAGCGTCATTAGCAGCTGGTAATATCGAAACTGTTACTGTTTCTGCTGATTCAATGGTAACACATGATAAAGAAGCGATTCGTGCATTTAAGATTAGTGGATCCGGTATTGTAGAATACTTCCCACAATACACAACTTCTAACACAGCAGATTCACAAGTAACATTTGTTGTACGTAAAGTAAACGCTGCACTCATAACAAATGCTATGGTATGGTATGAAAAACAACCTACAGCTACATCACGTGGTGATTTTGAAGAAGGTGCAACACAAACAGGTGATACATTAAATATCCCCGAATTGAACTTGGAACTTCGTTCAGAACCAATCGTTGCAAAAACACGTAAGTTGAAAGCAGTTTGGACACCTGAATTTGCTCAAGACTTGAATGCTTACCACTCAATCGATGCTGAAGCAGAATTAACATCAATGTTGTCAGAATACATTTCGCAAGAAATTGATCTTGAAATTCTTGACATGTTGATTAAGAATGCTCAGACAACAGAAAGATGGTCTGCACGTGTTGGTCGTACATATGATGCTGCTACAGGTCTCTTTGCAGACTACTCAGCTGCTCAAGCACAGGCATCTGCTTTCAATCAACAAACATGGTTCCAAACACTTGGCACCAAAATTCAAAAAGTATCTAACATTATTCATCAAAAAACACTTCGTGGTGGTGCAAACTTCTTAGTATGTTCTCCACAAGTTGCTACTTTGCTCGAATCAATGCCTGGATATGCAGTTGATGGTGAAGGTATGAAATTCGCTATGGGTGTTCAAAAAGTTGGTCAATTGAATGGTCGTATAACTGTCTATAAGAATCCATACATGCTTGAAAATCAAGTATTGGTTGGTTTCCGAGGTTCACAATTCCTCGAAACAGGTGCGGTTTATGCTCCATATATTCCACTTGTAATGACACCGTTGGTATACGATCCAACAAACTTCACACCAAGAAAAGGCGTAATGACACGTTATGCTAAGAAGATTGTTCGTCCTGAGTTCTACGGTCTTATCCAGATCGATTCTTTAGGTGACATCTAATAGTTTGGTGTAGTTAAACTCACAATGGTTGTTTGGATTTTCCAAACAACCATTTTTTTTTTATAAAATATTGAAAATAACAATCATTTTTTTCATGTAAAAAACTATTTATTAGTAATGATAGAAGACTTAAATTATATGGACCTAATAAAATTAGGTATCTCAAGTGCAGCTACACTGTTAGGTGTAGTCTTGTCTTGGTATTTAAAATACACCTACGGTGAATATAAGCAAAAGAAAATAGACAAGGAATTGATACACTCGAAATTAATACAGACTATATTAGATCAGTTATTAGAAGAATATGGATGTCAGCGAGCTTTCATATTACAAAGACATAACGGTGGCAAATATAAAACTGGAAAGTCAATGACTAAACTATCAACTTCTTTTGAATCATTAGACGAAGGTGTTAGTTCGGAATTCAGACAATCACAAAATCTACCAATGTCATTATATTCAAATCTCGTAGATGAGGTAAGCAAACATAAGGCAATATACCAATCAGTAGATCATATTCAGGACTTAATAACTAAAGCATTTTTCTCTCAAAGGGGAACTAAATCAGCTGTTGTATATCCTATAAAAAAAGGTTCTGAATTGATAGCTTTAATAGGTTTTGAATGGACACACACATCTGAAAATTTTTCAGATGATTTATCAAAAGTACAAGATGATGTTAAAACTATGGGCGAAACGCTTTCTAAATTATTATAGGAGTTATTATGGACTTGAACCATAACAATCAGAATGATTCTACAAAAATCATTCAAGGTGAAGAAGAAGTCTCGGGCATTCATAATTCAGGAATAAAAAAAGGAAGGAAAACTATAAAAAATAAAATACAATTTCATTTGACATTAAATGAAGAACAAAAAATAATAAAATCAAAGGCTTTATTAGACACAATATCGGTATTTTTAGGAAAGGCGGGTTCAGGAAAAACATTATTAGCAACACAGATAGCATTAGAATTTTTATTTTATAGAGAAGTAGATAGAATCATAATAACAAGACCAACTGTTTCTAACGAGGATTTGGGATTTCTTCCCGGAAATATAAAAGAAAAGATGGATCCTTGGTTGGCACCTATACATGCAAATATGTTTATGCTTTATAGTAAGGAAAAAATAGAAAAATTAATGGCGGAAGACAGAATAGAGATAGCACCAATAAGTTTTTTGAGAGGTAGAACTTTTGTAAATGCGTGTGTGATAGTAGATGAATCACAAAACGTAACTAAAAATCAAATGGAAATGATATTATCAAGATTGGGTGTTAATTCAAAAATGATGTTGACGGGTGATATATCACAAATAGATTTGAAGCATAGGAAAGATTCCGGATTACCATTCCTATTTGATATGAAAGATAAAATAGATGGTTTAGGCATATATGAATTAAAAACAAACCATCGTCATCCAATAGTTGATGATATATTAAAATATTTTGATGATAACAAAACAGAGAAATAAATGACAGATATACCTATTTGGCCTGGAAGTTCATCGTTTAGTCCTGGTAGAACACCATTTGGATTTTTCGATAATGACCCTCAATTTCAAATTGATGCGGATAATGTTGCTGATTGGTGTGCGAAACGATTGGGTTATCCGATAGTAGATATAGAATTACAGGCTGATAATTTCTATACATGCTTTGAAGAAGCTATTGCAGAGTATTCTAATCAAGTTAATCAATATAATATTCAACAAAATTTATTGAGTTTGATAGGAACACCGACTTCAAATAATTTGACCCATAGAGTAGTATCACCGACATTACAACCAATGATAGATATATCCATGGAATATGGTGTAGATTCATTCATAAATGCAAATGTCCCATACTACACAGCTTCAATAGATATTACACCCGGACAACAGGTATACAGTTTAAATACATTGATACGAGATGTATTAGTACCTACTGGATCTATAGAGATAAAAAGAGTACATCATTATGCACCACCAGCAGCTATGAGATTTTACGATCCATATTTGGGAAATCAAGCGATGTTGGATACATTTGGTTTTGGTGCTTATTCAACGGGTGTTTCATTTATGCTTATGCCAATGTATGCAGACTTACTACGAGTTCAAGCTATAGAGTTTAATGATATGATGCGTAAATCTAATTTTTCTTTTGAGATATTCAATAATGATTTACGAATATTTCCCGTACCAACAAAACAGTTCAAAATTTGGTTGGAGTATGTTGTTAAAGAAGAGCGTAGTAATCCATTGAAAACACCTGGAACTGGGTCTGTATCGGATATGTCAAATGCTCCATACCAACTAATGCCTTATGTTGGAATAAATTCTGTAGGTAAACAATGGATATACAAATATGCACTAGCGTTGGCAAAACAATCCTTGGGGTATGTAAGAAATAAATATACTAGTATACCGATACCAAATGGTGAAACTACTTTGGGTGATTTATTAGCGGGGGCAGCTGAAGAAAAGGCAGCTTTGTTGGAAGAATTACGTGGTATGTTGGATTCAATGACACGTACAAAGTTGTTGGAGGCAAAAGCTTTAGAAGCTGAGAATTTAGAAAAAACATTAAGTACTGTTCCGGCTTTTATTTATATCGGATAATTGAGGTAATAAAATGCCATTATTTCATGGACAACGTGATGCTAATTTAGTGCATAAACTTAATTTGGAATTGGTAGTTGATATAATTGATACCGAAGTTGCTTTGTATAAATTATCATTATTAGATACAAAAACAAATATGTATAATGAATCTGATAAAAAAGTATACCATAGTCCAATAAAAATAGCAGCACTAATAGACAGACAGGCACAAACTTATGAAGGAACTGAATTTGGACAGGATTACACACAACAGTGTAGTTTTGGATTCGTTAGGGAATATTTAAAACAATTCGATGTTTACGTTGAAGTTGGTGATGTGATAGAATTTAACGGTGAATGGTGGGAATTGGATGCAATAGAAGAAACTCAATACTTTGGTGGAAAGAATCCAGACTATGCATTTTCAGGCGATAGATGGGGTTTAAACGTTTCTATTATAGCAAACGCTCACTTAACAAGACGTTCAAGAATACACATAGAAGAATTTAGACCAGCAATAATAACAGATCATAATGATATTCCGAGCAACATATAATGCAAAATTCATCCAAATATAGATTACCACCTATAAAAAGAACAAGAGACAGCTTTATAGACGATGCAAACTCGCAACAAAATCCTAGGATTGATTTAGGTAAAGCTAGACATTCACAAACAAGACGTGACAAAGACAGAGTTCGTAGTTTAGGTATAACACTATATGATATAGATTTCGCTGTTAAATCGTTTGTTGACCAAAAAATGCAATTAAAGGTTGAAGATAACGGAGAAATAATATCAGTACCTATAATATATGCTAATGCTGAGAAGTGGGCATCTATACAAAAAGATGGGTTTTTAAAGGATAAGAAGGGAAAGACAATAGCTCCACTGATTACATTTAGAAAATCGAGTGTTACATTAGTCGATGAAATGCGTAGAAACAAAGTAGCAACTGTAGATCAAATTCATTATGTAATGAAGCAAGCTTATAGTAAAAATTACAAATACGATAAGTTTAGTGTATTAAATGAACCAAGACAAAAACCATACGAATATTACCTGACCCCAGCTCCTGATTATGTAGATGTTGTATATGAGTTTACACTTTGGTGTGAATACCAAATGCAATTAAATTACATAATGGAAAATTTTATTTATTATTCGGGTCAATCATTTGGTGATAAAAACTTTTTCAAATTTGCAACACATTTAGAAGCCATAACATTAGAAGACAGTAATACAACAGGTCAAGATAGATTGGTTCGTAGTTCTTTCCAATTAAAAGTACATGCATACTTATTACCCAAAGATATAGGTGCATCTACAACTACAAAGAGGGTTGTAACACCAAACAAATTACAATTTGTATCCGAGACATTTACAGATATAAACACTATACTATTCAGAGAAAATCAGAATGATGGTTTTAGGCCACTAAATAGACCATTAGATAGTGATCTTAGGGATTATGAAACACGTTTAGATTAAACTTTTTTTGATTTATTTACACAATAATTGTATTCTACGAAAATTAGACTATATTTATATGTGTATTTAATTATTATTTATATGAGGTTTTTATGTCAGACTCTATTGAAAAAGAAGTTTCACAAGATGATATTGATGGTGTGAAGCAGTTGCGTTCAAAGTATGCTCAAATAACAGCACAAATTGGACAAGTAGAAATTGAATTGCATGTGATGAAAAATCAGCTGGAACAACTAACAAGTATTAGAGAGCAGTTATTTGAAAGCTACTCCAAATTACAAACCGAAGAACAGGATTTGGTTAAACAGTTGAATGAAAAGTATGGTGATGGCGTTTTAGATTTAGAATCAAATAAATTCGTTGCATCACAAACACAAAACTAAAAAAGGTTGTTGATAAATCTGATTGATTAAATAATTTTCTGGAGAAAATAGTGGCTACTGAAAGAATTGTAAGTCCTGGAGTGTTCACAAATGAGAGAGACCTTTCATTCCTACCACAAGGTATTGGAGCGATTGGAGCTGCTCTTGTTGGTCCAACACTATTAGGACCAGCGTTTGTTCCAACATTGGTTAATGGATATGCTGAATTTGAAAAAATGTTTGGTGGAACATATGAGCAATCATATCTTCCATATACTGCTAAAAGCTATTTGACTAATGCTGGCTCAGCTACAATAGTTAGAGTACTTGGATCTGGTGGCTATTCATTGAAATATCCATTGGCTATTGTTGCTAAATATTTTGATAATGAAACCGAAGCGTCTAGCTCAAGATTGGTGTCTATGTTACACCCAACATTTGTTGTAACAAGTAATGATGATACATCACTGTTTAATAAAACTGTATTAGTGCAAAACACAGATAGTTTTGTTATAACATTATCAGGATCTTTTGCAACAGACACTTCCACATTTACAAATGCACAGAATGAAAATGGAGTAGCGGTAAGTGCCTCTATTGATCCAGATAGTGATTCATTTATTGGTGACATTTACGGATATAATGCTTATGGTACAAGAGCTGTTTACAACTATGTATGTTTTGCAAATGATTTGAGAGCTCTCATAGATACATTAGGATATGTACCTGAAATAGAAATTCAAGATGGAACCGCTGCCTCAGAATGGGACTTCACAAATGATTATTCTGAAGCATCAACACCTTGGATAACATCTCAAAAAATTGGTGGAAGTGTAACTGACTTGTTTAGATTACACACACTTTCACATGGAAATCACAGCAACTACCAAATCAAAGTTGGTATAGCTAATATTCGTGCTGCTGGAACAATAGCGGGTTCAGAATATGGTGAATTTGACGTAATCCTCAGATATGTAGATCAATCTAAATTACCACAGACACCATTTACATACCAAGACGAAGATATACGTCCAAATATAGTAGAACAATTTAGATGTAATTTAGATCCAAATTCTCCAAGATTCATTTCTAGAGTAATTGGTGACAGATATGTTACTATAACAGACGAAGGTAAGGTAGTAGTTAATGGTGACTATTCCAATAAATCTAGCTATGTTAGAGTTGAAGTTAGTGAAGCAGTTACAAATGCAGCTGTTCCACCAGCGTATGTTCCATTCGGATTCCGTGCATTGAATTCACCTATACCTGAAGGATTTGCTCAACCAGCTGGTGCAACATACGTAACACAACAACGTATAAATGGAATATACAACAGACGAGTTTACTTTGGATTTGACTATGATTTTGGTGAATCCGATAACTTTAACTATTTACGTCCATTGCCAGTTGCTTCTCGTCAAGTAGTTGGTAATAACGTAGATTTTTATTTAGGTGATCATAACCAAGATGTATCTGCAAACTTCCCAAGTGCTGGTTCACCATACACTGGAAGTGTGGATTTATCTTCAAATACATCACCTGATACTCGTAAGTTTATGATTCCATTCCAAGGCGGATTTGATGGTCATAAACCTCACTTGCAAAAGAAGACGGGTGTTCATATTGTTGCTGGAAATACACAAGGATTTAATATTTCCACAACAAGTGCTGACGGATACATTTCATATAAGCGTGCATTAGACACAATTTCAAATGCAGATGAATTTGATATTAATATGTTGGTAACACCTGGTGTAGTTCATTCATTACACTCATCAATAACAAATTATGCTAAGGAAATTTGTGAAGAACGTGGTGATGCTTTCTATGTAATGGATTCTATTGGTATAAATGATAATATTGCAACAGCTGTATCTGTAGTAGAACCTTTAGATACAAACTATGCAGCTACATATTATCCTTGGGTTAAAGTATTAGACGTGGATAGAAACAAACCAGTATGGGTTCCACCATCTGTAGTTCTTCCTGGTGTCATTGCTTTCAACGATAGAGTTGCAGCTGAGTGGTTTGCTCCTGCTGGTCTTAATCGTGGTGGATTAACTGAAGTTATAGAAGTTAAAACAAGATTAACTCAGTCTGAAAGGGATGCATTGTATGAGGGTAGAATAAACCCAATAGCAACATTCCCTGCAACTGGTGTATGCGTTTGGGGACAAAAAACACTACAAGGTCGTCCTTCTGCTCTTGATAGAATTAATGTCCGTAGATTGCTCATTGCTGCTAAGAAGTTTATTGCTTCTTCTACAAGATACCTTGTATTTGAACAAAACACTTCACAAACAAGAGCTCGATTCTTGAATATTGTTAACCCATATTTAGAATCAATTCAACAACGTCAAGGTTTGTTCTCATTCCGTGTAATCATGGATGAAAGTAATAACACACCTGACATAATAGACCGTAATATTCTATATGGTCAATTGTTCTTGCAACCAACAAGAACTGCTGAATTCATAATTCTTGACTTTAATGTTCAATCAACGGGTGCTTCATTCCCAGGAGCATAATTAAATAATAAAGGGGCAAGTTAATTCTTGCCCCATATTTTTAAAAATGACTATATTTATAATAAAGCATATTGTATTTTCGGAGATTTAAATGGCTGAATTACTTAATTCCAATGAGATATTTTTTACCCCATTTGAGCCAAAACTTCAGAATCGCTTTATAATGTACATTGAGGGCGTTCCTTCTTGGTTGGTAAAAGGTGCTGGAAGACCTAATATAAACTTCAATCCAATTAAATTGGACCACATCAACGTATATCGTAAAGTAAAGGGTAAAGGTGAATGGCAGGATGTCACAATTAAACTATATGACCCAGTAGTACCATCAGGTGCTCAGGCTGTAATGGAATGGGTTCGTCTATCACACGAATCAGTTACAGGTCGTGATGGTTATTCTGACTTCTATAAAAAGGATATAACATTCTTCACACTTGGCCCTGTTGGTGATAAGGTTGAAGAATGGACATTAAAAGGAGCATTCATCATAGCAACAACGTTTGGTGAAATGGATTGGGCAAACGATGCATTTGTTGAGATTTCTCTCACATTGGCATATGATTATGCGATACTCCAATACTAATTTTACATTTTTTTGTAAAATAGTTTAAAAAATATCTATTTTTAGAAAATTGCCCTATATTTATTGATGTAATGTTAATGAATATAGGGTTTTGTTTTTTATTATGACAACACACAAAAGAACTATCCTTGTAACAGGTGGTTTAGGTTTTATAGGCAGTAATTTCATAGATATGATACTAAACTTGGGTATTATTACCTTGGATCGTATCGAAATAATCAATTTAGATGCCGTAACATATGCCGCAAATCCAAAAAATGCAAAAGAATTTGAAGATAATCCAAAATATACCTTCTATAAAGGCAGAATAGAAGATACAGAATTTGTAAAAGACATTTGTATCAAACATGACGTGGAAGGAATAATAAATTTTGCAGCCGAATCACATGTAGACAGATCTATAGAAGACTTTAAACCGTTTTTAGATACTAATGTAATTGGAACACTGTCACTTTTAACGGTTGCTAAAGATTTGAAACTAAAAAAATTCGTTCAAGTATCCACAGATGAAGTTTATGGTAGTCTTGAATTAGATTCAAACGAAAAATTCACAGAAAACTCTCAAATATCACCAAATTCACCTTATTCGGCAGCAAAAGCTGCAGCTGATGGGTTTGTTAGGTCATTTTATCATACGTATGGAGTTCCAACAGTAATAACACGGTGTTCAAATAACTATGGACCTAAACAACATACGGAAAAACTGATACCCTTGATGATAAATAACGCATTAGATGGTAAAAAACTACCAATATATGGCGATGGATCAAATGTTCGTGATTGGATTCACGTAAATGACCATTGTAGAGCAGTTTGGCTTGCATATGAAAGGGGTAAAAACGGTGAAGTTTATAATGTAGGTTCTGATAATGAATGGTCTAATGGTGAATTAGTAAGAAAAATTTTATCTATCATGGATAAATGGTCTGCTAAAATAGAATATGTAAATGACAGATTAGGACATGACAGACGTTATGCTATAGATTCATCAAAAGCAAAAGAAGAATTGGGATGGGAACCAAATATTTCATTTGGTGAAGGTCTAAAATCAACAATTGATTGGTATATCTCCAATAAAGACACGTGATTTTTTAAAAATTGAATATTTATAGATAGAATATATGTTTTATTTAAACCTCTTAGGAATATTGTTATGACGAAAATACCAAACGCGTATAACTTACCAGAAAATTTAAACGCAGAAATGTCAGATGCCGAAATCAAAGAACGGTTACTCTCGGATTTTAAACAACAAGAAGTAAAAAAATCAAATTTTCCAACTGAAGTAGTTCCACTGCCTTCACGTGGTTTGTTGTATCCAGAGGGACATCCATTGTCAGATGGTTTCATAGAAATGAAATATATGACAGCAAAAGAAGAAGATATTTTAACTTCACAAAATCTTATTAAGCAAGGTGTTGTATTAGATAAATTGTTTGAGTCTCTGATTGTAACACCCGTTAATTACGGTGATATTTATAGTGGTGATAAGAATGCTATAATGGTAGCCGCTCGTCTTTTAGGTTACGGTAATGACTATACCGTAGAAATAGACGATCCATTTTCTCCAGGAACTAAACAAAAAGTAACAATAGATTTATCTCAAATCGAGCACAAGGAGGTCGATTACAGCTTATTTGAGAACCGCAAGAATGAATTTGATTTTGAATTACCAAATTCTAAGCGAGTAGTAACGTTTAGATTGATGACTCATGCATTAGAAAAACAAATTGAGACTGAAATCAAAGCGAGTAACAAAACTATAATAAAGACTGGAATTGACAGGGAATTAACAACGAGACTCAAACATATTATTATTGCAGTTGACGGTGAATCAGGACGTTCTAATATTAATAATTTCGTTGATAACGAATTATTTGCAGTTGATTCACGTGCATTGCGTTCTTATATGAAACAAATATCTCCAGATTTAGATATGTCATTTACATTCATATCTGATGCTACTGGTGAAGTAAAGGAGTTGGACATCCCGATGGATGTCTCCTTTTTTTGGCCTAACTCCTGATTATAAACTCGGTCTTCATAGAGAATTATTTTCTTTGTGCTATTATACAAAAGGAGCATTTACTTGGGGTGATGTATATTCTATGCCAATTCATTTGCGTAGATTCTACATAAAAGAAACAAGCGATGCTATAGAACGTGAAAATAAACAATATGAAGATAGTAATAAATCTTCGGGTACATATCACCAACCAAATGTTTCTAACCCTGGATCATTGTATTCGAGATAAACTATTTTTCGGCAATAAATTCATAGTCTACATATTTATAGATATGTAGACTTTTTTATTTCAACCACTTGGTGATTATTAAATGGCTAAGAAACGAACAACACAAGCACCGTCAACTAAAAAGCCAACAGCACAACAGTCGAGTTCTCAGCAAGGAAACGATGAGTCTAAACAGACTCAAATTTCTGATTTGTTAAAACGCCGTAAAGAGTTAGAATCTGAAATACTTGCTATTAAAAAACAAATATTCACCGAAGATAAAAATGATGCTGAACAGTTAGATAAGATTAATCGGTTTGAAATAAAAAGAAATAAACATATAAAAGAATATCACGATATATCTGAAAAAATATCCAAGTTAAGAAAAGAAGAGTTAGATAATCTTATAAAGATAGAAAAGTTAGAGAAAGAAAAAGAAAAGCGTCAAAAAGAAGAAGAAAATAAAATAAAAAGTATAGAAGAACACACCGAAGAAATATACGAATTGCAAGAAAAATCTTTGGTTTTAATGCGTTCAATGTCAGAACAAACCCAAAAACAAGCTCAACAGATGGGATTAACTGCATCTAATGTCAGAGCTTTAACTGCTGAAATAAAGGATGCAAACCTTTCAATATCGAACTCGGTAGAAGTAAGCAGAAGTTTTGATAAAAACCTAACATCCGCAATGAATATTGCAAAAGAATTAGATTCTATAGAAGGCAAAATGGCTGAAGGAATAGAAAATTTGGCAGATAAAGAATATGAGATGTTAGATTTATACGAGACTGAAAGAAAATTAAAAATGGCAATGGCTCAGTTAGATATAAATGCTTCTAAAATGGGTGTAGAACGATATATGGTTCTTAGAAAAACACTAGAAACCTACTCAGCACAATTAAAAAGAATACAAAGTGTCAATAAAGGATTGTCCGATCAATCAAAATTATTGAACGCATCAAAAAAGGCAGCTGCATCAAGTTCGCAATCAACAGCAAAAATTTCCGAAGATAATAATAGAGAAATGACTAAAGCTGGAGAATCCCAAGCTAATGCATTTAATAGAGCTATGAGTAGGGGGATGAATAAGGCTGGTGGTTGGGTTGATACATTAGTTACAAAAATAAAAAATGGAATGTTATGGGCAGTTGACAAAGTAAAAAATGGTGTAAAATCTGCTTTGGGATTTATATGGGATATGATAACAAAAGTGTTTAGTCTGTTTTTCGATGCTATTGTTGATGCAGACAAAAGATTAGCAGAAATATCAAAAACATTCGGTGTAAATAGACAAACAGCGATGGACTTAGAAAAATCATTTGCTAAGATGGCACTTTCCATGAATCTCATAGGAATTAATTCAACACAAATACGGGAAACCGCTCAATATATGGTGGAAGAATTTGGTGTAGATGTCAACACACTTGTTAATAAAAGTGTCTCAACTGGTGTACTTCAGAACATGACAATACTAAGAGAGTCGTTTCAAGCAACAAATGAAGAAGCAAGAAGCTTCTTAGAACTGAGTGTTATAACTGGAAAAAGCATGGACGAACTGGCCTTTACTGTAGACAAAATGAGTAAAGGTATTATGAGTAACAAAACAGCATTTAAGGCTTTGGCAAGTATACCAAATGCTATGCGTATAAATCTTAAAGGTTCGGTTGCTGAAATGGCAAATTTTGCTATGAAAGTAAAACTAATGGGATTGGATTTCAATAAAATAGGTCAAATGCAAGAAGGGTTCTTAGATATTGAATCATCTTTGGAAAAACAATTTGAGGCACAAGTATTAACCGGAATACACATTGGGGATATGGATAAAATACGAGCTGCAAGTTTGTATGGTGAAACCGATAAAATGTTTGACCTTATAATGAAAAATATCGGTAGTTTGGATAGATTTAAAAATCTAAAAAGTGGAATATATGGACAAAAAAAATTAGCTGAAGCATTACAAATGACACGTGAAGAATTGGCAGATTTGTTAACACGTGGTGAGACGCTTAAAAAATTAGGATTGTCATTTGAACAAGCTTCCAAATATGGTGAGAAAAGTATAAAAGAGTTAAGAGCTTTAGCCGAACAGCAAAGAAAGACTGGTAATGTAGCGTTGGCAAATTATTTTCAAGATTTGGCTCAAGAAAAGCAAAATGTAGAGTTGATGACACAGTTCGATGATAAGATGGAAAAATTGAAAATGAGATTCCTACCAGCCGCATTAAAAATATTGGAAATTTTGCATAAAGTTATGGATGCGTTTTATAATAGTAAATTATTAGATAAAATGGTTGAGTGGGCTAATAAGTCTATCTTAACTATTGTAACCAATTTGGAAAAATTCTTCAATGGAGAAATAGGGTTCAAAGACCTATTTAGTGGAATAGATTTTAGCGGTATGTTTAAAGATCTATTCAATGATCCTGCGATAAAGGAGTTTTCAAAATCATTAGGATTGGATAAAGTAAAAGAAGGCTTGGAAGGAATAGTAAAAGAATTGGGTAAATTGAATGAAAAGTTAGGAATAGTTAGTTGGTTAACAGATAATTGGGGTAAACTATTAGGTATAGTTGCAACATTAATACTAACCAAATTTATAACAGGTAGTGGCATATTCAAATTGGCGGCGGGAGTTGCTGTATTAGCGGGTGGTATGTATTTTTTAACCGATAGTATGCAAAAATTAGCAGTATTAGATTCTGGAAATTTATGGGCTGTTGCTGGTGCTATGGGTGCTATGGTTGGTGGATTGGTACTATTGGGTGCAATAACAACTGCAAGTGGTGGAACTGTAGCCTTGGGAATTATAGCAGTAGTAGCTTCTTTTAGGTTATTGGTA